TTGTTGTTGATGGCGTTGAATACGATCAATCTCAAGTCTCACTTTCATTTAACGGTCAGGGTATCTATCGAGTTGATATTGTCGATAGAGTTTCTTTCTCTGGAGAATATGCTAAACCTCCAGTCATAACTATTAATTCTGGTGAAAATATTCCAACAACTCAAGCAGTAATTGTTCCCGTTTTAAACAGAAATACTGTTACCACTTACACTCCACAAAATGTTAAGTCATTTGGTGCTTCTTATGGATCTGGTAACATTAATAATTTTACCGCAGATGCAGTTGTTGATGAAAGAGATTTTGCCAACGTTTCATCTGTAACTGATTTTACATTCTTTGGATCTAAGGGAACGAAGTTTCTTGAATCTACTAGCTTTAGTGCAGATGCTAGCAGTGTAGTTCAGCAAGGTGATTTAATTCAGTTCTCTGATGCTTCTAATAATGTAATTAGAGCAATAGTTCAATACGCAACAATCCAAAAAGGATCTGCTAAAACCAGAATTTATATTGATGAGACACTATATGATGATGTAACAAGCACCAGCGTTGTTCTTCTGCGCCCAAGAGTCAAGAATCCAAACTCTGGAACTTTATTGTTCCCAACAGGAAGCAAGCAAGTTCAGCAGATTTCTGCTGGTTCTGAAGATACGAAAATTAAATATTTCTTCAGAAGAGATTTTGTTACTGCTGGTTCGACTGGTGGTGGTATTATTACATTTGCCGCTCAACTACCATTCGGCACACAAAGATTTGCAACATTCAACGAGAAAAATTATATTGTTACAGTTCTAAGAAAGAATAGTGCAGATCTTGTAGAGGATGGCGATATTGTTTATATTGACTCGGATAATGTAGAGGTCACTTCATCTACAGATACTTCTAGTGGTTTAACTTCTGGAAGTATTACATTCCAATTACCGACATCCTACTTTAACTCAAATTTTGATTCTGTAGAAAATTATGTTGCTCCTGATCTAAAACTAACAGCAACTTTAGAAGTTTCTAACGCAAAACCAAGACTTAAGACTGCTATAAAGAACAAGCGTATTGTTGTAGATTCTGCTGGAGATAGAGTTATTCCATTCAGAGGAACAGATTATGACAGTGATGTTGTAGAGACTCTTTCGTTCTCCGATGCATATAAACTTCGTTATGTTTATGAAGGAACCAGTACACAACCACCAGAAATTGATAGCGCAGGAAATCTAGTCTCTGGTACAGATGTAACAAATAGATTTACTTTTGATAGCGGTCAAAGAGACACAATATATGATGTTTCTAGAATCGTTTTAAAACCAGGATTCGAATCAACAGTAGGTCAAATTGTAATTGCTTTCGATTATTTCGAACACTCACAAGGAGATTTCGTAACTATTGACAGTTATCTACATGAAGCTGGTGTCACAGAAGATGAAATTCCATCATTTAATTCTTCTGCTTTAGGAAATGTAGAACTCAAGAACGTTATTGATTTCCGTCCTAAGGTAAACACCAGCACAATTGTTGCTGGTTATCAAGATACATCTTCCCTTGAAGTTACAACTAGCAACTTTACTGGTCCTGGATCGGTTGTTGCGAGCACACCTGCTCCAGACACAAATTTGGAGTATACGTTCTCGTTTAGTCAAATTCAATATCTTGACCGCATTGACGGTATCTTCCTCAATAAGAGAGGAGAGTTTATCGTTAAGGAAGGAAATTCTTCACTCAACCCAACCAAACCAGATCCAGTTAAAGATGCTGTTGCTCTATTCTATGCTTATATTCCAGCATATACTACATCTAGTAAAGATGTGAGAATTACTCCTGTAGAGCATAAACGTTACACAATGAAAGATATCGGTAAGCTAGAAAAGCGTATCGAGCGTTTGGAATATTACACAACTTTAAGCATCCTAGAGCAGCAAGCATTAAACATGCAGGTCAAGGATGAGATTGGTCTTGATAGATTCAAGTCTGGTTTCTTTGTAGACAATTTTGAAACTCATGGTATTGGTAACCTAGTTTCCGCAGATTATAAGTGTGCTATTGATAGCAGACAGTCTGTTCTAAGACCACAGTCTAAAGAAGATTCGCTTCTCCTCAGAGAAGTTAACACCAGACAAGATCAAAGATCTGTTGCTGGATATCAAAGGTCTGGAGATATGGTAACTCTACCATATACAAGTCTTAAACTTCTTGGTAATGATTTTGCATCTAAGACTATCAATCCAAATCCATTTGTTGTATTTCAATATGTTGGTGAAGGTTCTGTTTCCCCACAAGTAGATCAGTGGTACGATCAGAGTGTAGAACCATTAGTTGTAGATACAAATACAAGTCTATTTGATATCTTTATTGCTAAAGATGATGCTAAAGAAAGTTTCTCAAGTTTACATAATTCATTTATTGTTAATTGGGTAGGAACATCTCCATCATTTACTTCCATTAATTCTCTTGGCGAGACAAATACGGCAAATGCTAGATCTTCAGTTAAGTCAGCATCTGTTGGAAGTTCTTCTAACATTAGTCCACAAAATAACGAACTAGGAAAGGGAGTTCAAACCAAAACTGTTGGTGAAAATGTTGTATCAACATCACTGCAATTCTTTGCTAGAACTAGACCTATTAAGTTTATTATTGGAAGACTTAAGCCATTAACTAAAGTCCATGTATTCTTAGAGGGTAGGAATATTAATCGTTGGGTAAATCCAGATTTGAGATATACTGGAATTGCTGGAAACTCTCTATCTGCTTTTAATGGTGAGGTTGTAACCGACGAAAATGGTAATGCCAGTGGTCTAATTCTACTTCCTGCTGGATATGCTCCAAGAGAAAATGCTACTTGGACTGGAGATGTAGATACTGTCGAGTATGACGAATCTTCAGAAGAACTACGTTTTACAACTGGTGAACTGACATTTAGATTTACATCTAGCAGCATCAACGAAAATAAAGAAAGTGTTGATACATATGCGGAGATTAAGTATTATGCTTCTGGTATTCTTCCACAGAATCCTTCCAGCATTGTATCAACTAAACCATCTTACTTTAAATCCAACGAAGGAGTTCAGTTTGTTGAAAGCAATACTGATAATCCACTAAGACCGAACCCACTAGCTCAGGTTTTTAAAGTCGAAAACTTTGATGGTGGTGTATTTGTAACTGGTGCAGATCTTTACTTTAAGAGTAAGAGCACCAATATTCCAGTTAGAGTCTATATGACAAATGTTGACTTTGACAAACCAGCAAAGAACATTGTTCCTGGAACTGAGAAAACTTTAACTCCAGAAACATATCTTAAGTGTTATTCATCTGGAAATATTAAAGTTACTAAAGGTGAATATGTAGTTGGAACAAGCTCTGCTGCTTCTGGTCCTATTTTAAGAATTATTGATAAAAATGGAGTAGAACTCACACCATCTTCAACTGGTGTTTATGGTTTAACCAACGAACAAGTTTACACTCTTGTCTTAAGTAATCATAATGGTCGTTCATTCTTACAGAATGAGGATTTAGAAATTCCTTCTGTTACATTAGCAAATGCCACCGAAGGTACTGATCTCAAACTAACAATTGCTAAGAATAGTGGCAAACTGTCTGAGATCAGGATTACTAATACTGGTGCTAATTATGACAGTGCTGTTTTAACAATCGAAAGTCCACAACTTCCTGGTGGTGCTGTAGCAACTGCCAAGATCAATGTTTCTGATGGTAGAATTTATAATACTGAGGTATCAATTGCTGGTTTTGGTTATACCGAAGCTCCATCAGTTGTCATCAAGGGCGTTGGTAATGGTGCTGGAGGGTGTACTGTAGAAACATTCATTGAAATTGATACTCTAGCGGTTAGAATGGGTGTAGCAACCGATTTTGAAGGTTTTACAGAGTCAACGACTCCAACACATTTTGCTTTTGACTATCCAGTATATCTTGAGAATGATTCCGAGTATGCAATGGTTATCGAGACAGACTCAACAGACTATGAGTTGTGGTCTTCTGCTTTGGGTCAAACAGACCTCTCTACAAGCACTGTAATCACTACTCAACCATCTCTCGGTTCTCTTTATAAGTCTCAGAATACCGAAAACTGGACTGAGGATCTCGATCTAGATCTTAAATTTACCATCTATCGTGCTGAGTTTGATATTTCAAGACCTTCTGAGTTGTTACTCAAGAATGTAAGTCTTGGATATGAACTTCTTGAAATGAATCCAATTGAGACTGATGCTACATCAGAATCTATTGCAACTTCCAAGTTGTTTAAGAATAACAATAGTATTATCAAGATCAACCACAGAGATAATGGTTTTGAAGATATTGGCAAATCTTATGTCTTCTTTAGAGGTGCTAAGGAGACTGGTGGTATTCCCTCAGAGACATACAACACTAATCTATTCCAGGTTATGAACTCTGGTGTTGATTCATACAACATTAGAACTATCACCAAAGCATCTAGAAGCTCTATTGGTGGTGGACATGTTTATGCTACCTATAATAGAAAATTCGAGACTTTGTATCCACAGGTTCACTATCTAACTGTTTCTAATACAAAACTAAACACATCTGTTAAGACTACTAATATTATTCCCGTTGATTCTTCTACAACGAACTATACGTCTTACTCACAGACTAATTATGAGAAAACATTCCTCAATGAACCACACTACTTTGACAACCAAAAAGTAATTGCTTCTGAGATCAATGAAACTCTTAATAATCTCAGTAGATCTTTAACTTATAAGATGGAACTATCATCATCAGTTTCCCACTTATCACCAGTTATCGATCTCTCAAGTGCATCTGTTAAGACTATATCCAATAGAATTGAGAATTCTAACGGACAAGAAAATAGATATGGTAGAAGAAATCAGCTGATCGAATTCTACCCAGTTTATTCATTATCATTATCAACTACAACTCCTGGTGTTACATATCAAAACAACCAGAGTATTAAAGGCAAAACTTCTGCTGCTAATGGCACGATTGCTAAGGTTGATGGAAATCAAATTTGGGTTAAAGTTAAGACTAAACAAGGATTTGCTGTTGGTGAAGAAGTTGAACTAACTCAATATGCAAATACAGAATCTGCTCCAACAATTAGTGTTGGATCAAATCCATCATTGATTACTCCTATTATTAACAGCTCAACACAATCTGCTGCTGGGGAATCTATTACAATCGTTGCTCGCAATCCAGTTGAATCCAAGATTCTAGAGACTTATGACAATAGAATTACTGGTAAGTCTATTATTTGGAATAGAACTACCAGGATACTGACTCTCAGAACCGATATTCAACCTATCAACGATAATTATACTGCTAGAGTAATTGATAGCAATCTCTATGCTAGAGCAAATGAAGTGACAGATCAGATTGCTGATATCTTCCGCGTTGGTGATATTATTTCGTATCCAAATCAACCAGATGATGAGGCATTCTTTATGGAGGTAGCAAAGGTTGAATATAGCAGTGGTGTTGATTTTGTTGCAGAAGATACTTCCAAGAATAGTTCATCTATTGCGAAGTATGTGACAAAAGAAGTATACATTACAAATCCCGCTACGGCGATTGACGTTCATCTACTTGCCAATGTTAAAGATATCTCTAATATTGAAGTTCTCTACAAATATAAGAGAGCATCAAGTCAAGAGAATTTTGAAGATTCTGAATGGTTCTACTTTAATGAGTCTGGAGAACCAGATTCATTAGAAATTGCAAGTGCAGAAAACACAATTTCAAGTGTTGTTGAGAAGCAATCTTCATATCAAGATCTTAAGTATAGCGTATCTGGTTTACCAGAATTTTCATCATTTGCAATTAAGATTGTAATGAAAGGAGTAGATCCAGCATACGTTCCTAAGATTCAAGATATCAGAGCAGTCGCAGCGTTCTAATTTCCGCGTATGGGTTATATCAAAGTTAAAGGGCACGATGGTCTTGTCAGAGACGAGACCACAGGTGCTATCTTGAATCACAGTGATTCGGCTATAGAAGCTCGTCGTAAACAAAGACAACTAAATTCCGCGTTAGACGACATAAATATGTTGAAGAATGAAATCTCTGAAATTAAAACACTACTTAGAGAGTTAGTAAAAAATGCCAGCAATTAACGTCGCAAGAACTGATACCTTTGAACAACAAAGGGTAAAGATTAAC